GGGGCGGCGGCGGAGGCGGGGGTGGAGGGGGAACGATCGGCAACCCATCGGGACCCAGTTGGGGCGGCCCGCCCTGGGGGAGCGAGGCGAGGTTCTGGCCGCACACTCGCTCGGCGTAGCACTCGCCGCCGGGACCGCCCGCGGGGAGCCACAACAGCCCCTGGTGAGATCCGCCATCCTGGGGCTCGAGGACGATCCAGCACAACCCCCCCACCGGTGCGGCATGGATCCGGGTCTGGCCGCTTCGAGTCGGCCGGCCCCAGTAGGGCGTCGCGGCATCGAGCCGCACGGTGGGCCGCGAGATCGCGACGACGTCGTAGCGGATGTGCTCGGCTCGATCGACGGGCAATCCCGATGCGGCCACGATCCGGGCCGGCACGATCTCACCGAGCAGCTTGCCCGCGAGCGAAATCGTCACTCCGCCGGCATCGGTCGCGACCTCGATGCCCGGACCGGCCCGCAGGAGCCCGCCAGGCCCCGCGGCGAGCGCGGCGATGATTGCGTTCATGGTCGAGGCCGAGATGGCCTCGCGAGGCCGCACGGCCGGGATGCGGGTCTTCGGGACCATTACCACAGCCCTCGCATGTCCATCGGCCTGTAAATGACCCGCCGCTCCGACGCCACGATGTTGCCGTCGCGGTCGGTCAGCACGCCGAAGTAGGCGTGCGAGGGGGCGAGCTCGAGCAGGTGCGTCACCCCCAGGAACTGGCCATCGAGGTCGGACTCGAACCCGGTGTAGCGGACCTGGCCGGCATCGAGCTGCAGCGATGTCGCGGAGCCGTACGGGCCGGGGATCACCAGCGGGGTGTCGTTGGTCGCATTCTCCGCGGCGAGCTCGATGAGCCTGCTCCACGGCACCTGGCCGTTGAGGGCATAGAACCGCTTCACGCGGGCCGAGAGCGTCGATAGCTGCTTGGGCGCTCCGTTGCCGCCCGCGATGGGCGGCGTGCCGCTCCCATCGTCGTCCCAGTCGGCGTACACCGTGACCGTGCTGGAGGTGGTTGAGAGCTCGGACCACTTGTCGTCGACCGACTTCGCCGCCTTGATCAGGATCTGACCGCCGTACGCCGGCGTGCGGTAGGTGACCGGCACCTTGAGGTTGCCACCAGCTCCTTGGCCCGTCGGATCGCGGCCGCCGACCCGCTGGACCGGGCCGATCCGAACCACCCGGCAGTCCGGGATGCGATCGTCGTACTTGTCGCCGATCCGGGGCAGGCCCGTGGCCTCGAGCAGGCCGCGGATCGGATCGTCGGTGTTTATCCAGCCGACCCGCGTGATCTCCGTGCCCTCCTCGGACCGGCTGACCACGAACGGCCCCTGCTGGGGGTCGTCGAAGAATTCAAACGTGATGGCCATGACGCGTCGCGTCCTCCGCTGCAAAGGATGTGGAGCGCAGTTCTTGGAACGCCGATACTGTGTTGCGATGCTGACCCACCCGACGCCCACGCCTCTCGACGAAGTCCGTCCTCCGCTCGATGCGGGAATCAGGCCTTATGTCGACGTGCTGGTTGCCAACGGGATCGAGACGTTCGAATCTTGCGAAGGCGGCCCGGGGCATGCCTGCCCCGAGCCGATGGTTAGGTTCTACGGGAACCGATTCGAGGGCTTCAAAGCCCTCGCGATCGCCCAGAATCACAACCTTCCGGTTGCCGACCTACGCCGGCTCTGGCCCATCGTCGATGGCGAGCCGACCGGTCCCGTCTGGGAGCTTACCTTCTCAGTACCCGCGGTTCGCCAGCCCCAAGAGGCCGGTGCCGAAGCGTGACGAGTCGGATTTGTTGTTGAGACGGTTGCAGTGGCTGCACAGGGGCTTGCCCCCAGTGCCCTGCCGGAGGTACTGCCGCTCGACGTTGTTGCCCTCGGTGCACGAGGTGTTGTTGTGGTGAACGTCCTGCTTCACGGAGTGGAATGGGCTTGTCTTAGCCATGGAACAACTGCTTTCTGGCCGCTGAGCGGCCGAATTCAGACAGCGCGACCAGCCATAGTCCCGGGTGCGAGCACCAGAGGATGACTTTGGACGCGACTTCGGATAGGATGAAAGAACGAAAGCTGGTGCCGGATTCAGTCCGGTCGCTGGATCTCAGGGCTCGACTAGGTTGCAGCCTTGTCGAGCCTTTTTCGATGACTGGGCGGCGGTAGGAAGATCTCGCGTCCGCGGCCCTCAGTGCCTCCTCATCGACTTGCCTCCCTGGTGCTCGATCCCCCGAAGAACGACAGACCGTTCACCCGCAGAACAGCCGGGTGGCGAGCGTTGCCGGCGCGCTGGACCTTCACGATTCCGTCCGCTCGCGCACGCTTCAGCGCCATCGAGACCGCGGCCCTGCTCAATCCCTGCCCTGGCAGCTTCGCCTGCAGATGCTTCATCATGTCGATCAACGTGAAGTCGACCGGCATCTTCGGCAACGCCTCCCGCACCAGCTTCGTGACGGACGTCGCGCCAGACTTCTCGCCGCTGGCGGGCACGAGATTCCCGCCTCGCATCACCAATTGAGTCTTGGGTTTGACAGATGGCTTGGCGGACGACGATACAGCCCGAGGGGAACGCTCTCCAGGATGCTCGGGACGCTGAGCCGCCGGCTCGGATCCGGTCAACCACGGTCGTCGGGACAGTTCCGATGGAGAAAGGTCATCGACGCTTCCCTCGACGGGATCGGACGTCGAGCTCATCTCGACCGCTTCCTCCACGCTCGATCCGCTCGCATCGCTGGAACACACGGAGAACACCCACTCGATTGCTTCGAGCCGAGCCTTGAATCTAGCGGCCGCCTCGGAGATTGCCGCATGGCAAGCCGCCTCGGCCTCCGCAACCGCGGCTTCGTGCTCGCGAGCGGCCCACGCCTCTGCCTTTGCTTTCTCGGCTTCGTTCATCTACGTTCAAGCCTCCGGCCGTGCCTCTAGAAGAACTTCCCTGTTCTCGGCCGCGCAGTGTTGTACCTCTAGGCGAACGAGTCAAACCCCCGGGCCCCAAATGTCGGCAAAATGTTCGGTGTCCTCCGACGTCGAGCGATTCGACGCATAAGTGATACCGCGGAGCCCCGCCAGCGGCAATGGGATCGAATCGACAATCCTGCAATTCCGCGAACGCAATCGCCTATGGAGCAGCCATTTAGGAATTTCTTCAGAATCCCGATGGTTCCGCCCGCAACCTGATCACGGCCCGTACACCCCCACCATCCCGTTCTGGGCCAGCTTGTCGATCGAGGCCTTGATGGCCTTGAGCTGGTCGTTGTTCGACCGCAGCAGGTCGTTCTGACGGTTGACCGCTCCCGACTGCGCCTGGGCGAAGGTCGAGCCCGACAGCCCCACCGACCCGCGGCCGCCCGTGATGGCCCGCCGGCCATCGAGGTCCTTGTCCATCTGCATCAGCTGGGCGTCGCGGGACTGGACCAGCGCGGCCGCGGTCGAGGCCCGCTCCTCCTCGGTGAGCAGGAGATCCCGACCCACATCGCGGATCCGCTCGGCGTAGCGGAGCTGCAGGTCCATCTTCTTGAGCATCGTCTCCTCGGCCGCGGTCCTGGCCGTGATCGACGCCAGGCCCTCGGTCTCGATGGTCATGCGGGCCTTCCAGCTCGCGTCCTCCTTCTCGCGCTGCTTGCGGAAGGCCTCGTCCTTCTCCCGCATGAGCTTCTCGGCCGAGCGTTCCTCGGCCTCGGCCGCCTCCTTGGCCTTCTTCTCCTGATCGGCGTAGTACTGGGCGATCGCGGTATTGGCGTCGCTGTGAGCCTTCTGGATCGCGGCGTCGCGGATCTGGGCCGCGAGCCGGAGTCGGCCGCCACGCTGGTTGTCACCTTCTCCGTTCATCACCAGCGGATCCGACTTGATCGCCTCCTGCTCGGCATGGAACTGCGACCAGGCCCGCTGGATCGCGACCTGCTCCTTCTCCTCCGTGGTCATGTTGCCCGCCTCGAGCAGCTTGACGAGCAGATCCTGCCGGGCCCGACGCCCCGCGAGCATCTGCTGGGTCTCGCGGGCCATGTTGTCGTCTTCGGTCTGACGCTTGGTCTTTTCCGCCGCGGTGCCGTCCTTGCCGATCGCCATGAGGCGCCCGAGCGGGGTCCAGTCGTGCCAGAAGTCGACGGCCGCCTGGCGGCCCTTCTCGATCCCGTCGATCAGGCCCGTGAGGCCGCCTCCACCTCCACTCACGCCCATCGAGAGGTCGCGTCCGATCCCGACCTTGAGCTTGTTGAACGACTCGACCAGGCGGTCCATGTTGCTCTTCGCCGTCTGGCTCGTCTCGGCGTACCGCCGCATCGCATCGGCACCGAAGCCGAGCGACTTCTTGACCACGTATCCCGCGGTCGCGAGGCCGAGCATCGCGTCCGTGGTCATCGACGTCGCCTTCCCGACGTGCTGCATGCGGCCGTCGACGCCGTCCTGGAGAAGTTGGTTCACGCTCGTGATGGGCTTCCACCGGTCGATCGCGGTGAGCTGCCGCTTGGCGTTCTCGATCGAACGCTGGAACTGGTCCGTCTTGAGGATGATGCGGCCTTCGATGTCGCCGGGGGGCATGGGTGTCTCCCTGTGGGCTGTTCGGAACCTGGCCGGATTGCACCGCCGGCGTTTTCCAGTACGATTGGTTGATGCGAATCCTGACCTGTGCAACTCTCATCGGAGCCGTGCTGTTCGTGGCGAGCTGTGGGCCCGCGAGTCCGCCGCCGGCACCGGTTGTCTACACCCACCCGTTCAAGTACCGGAACAGCTACGACCGCTTCAAGGACTCAACCACGGTGGTGCTCGAGATCGCCCCCATCCGGGTCAACACCGAGAAGGGCGACTATCCCTTCAACACCGCGTTTCGCCTCACAACCGGCCACGCTGGGCAAACCCGCACCAAAGCAAGTTCGATTCTGGTGCTCTCGTCATACGACAGCGAGGATCTCATCGCACTCCAACGAACGCTGTACGAGGAGGTCGATTGGATCATCGACGGTGAACGGATGGCTTGGCCCTCCCCGAAAGTAGAAATGGGCCAGACCGAGTATGGTTGGCGTTACACGCTCCCGATCGAGGTGCTCGAGCAAATCGGCCGCGGTACAAAGGTTGAGTGGAAGTCCCGGAACGTCGTCGGCACCCTGCCGCAGGAGGTCAAAGACGCCTTCATGGACTTCGCCCAGAAGATGAGGCCGTAGGTCACGTCGAGATCGCGACGAGCCCGCCCGACTCCGCGGCGAGCTTGCCGAAGAACTTTGCCCCGACCCGCCGCATGCCCAGGTGCCGGACCTCGTCCGCCGCACCGCGGAAGACGTGGTGTCGCTTCTCCAGCGCCCGGGCGTAGGGCTCCATGTTGTGCAGCAGGATGATCGTCGCCGTCTGGGTGTTGGCCAGCCGGCCCGCACCGCCGTAAACCTTCTGCCGGATCGTGGCCATCAGGGCGTCACCGCTCAGGTGCCGCTGGTAGCCCGCCAGGGCGGCCGAGCTGCCCCGCATCATCACGATCGCGTTCTCATCGAGCTCAAACGCCCGGGCCTGCTCCTGGGCCTTGGCGAGCCGCTCGTCGGCCTTCCGGATGCCCCGCTCGAGCTTCCGATAGAACTTGTCCGGCTTCCGCTGCACGCGGTCGTACCAGTGCTCCTTCTGCCCGGCGAGCCGGGCCCGGTGTGCCGCGATCTTGCTCACCTGCAGGGCCAGGACCTCGGCCAGTTCCTTCCGGTGCTTCGAGACCCTGAGGACCGGGATCGGCACGCGGATCCCGAGGTCGTTCACCGCCTGGAGCCAGGCCCGGACGTACCGGTTCGAGTCCTTGGGTGATCGCTCATCCAAGGCGCCGGCCATCTGCTCGACCATCGCGAGCGCGGCCTGGGTCCGACTCTTCGGCGCTGCACGCACGATCTGATCCAGCTTGCTGCTGAGCGGCCGGGAGTTGAATCCGAGTTCGAGCTGTCCCACGACGATCCCCGATCTACTGAGCCGCCGGCGCCTCGCTCGTCGCCACCTGGGCGGGCTGGCCACCATCGTCCTTCGCGGGCGACGCCGGCTTGTCCTTCTTCCCAGCTTTCTCCACACCGCGGTTGACCCGGCGTCCGGCCTGGTCCGCCTGCGGGCCCTCGATCGCGTCCCGCTTGATGACCTCTTCGCGGAGCATGCGGTCGATGACGTCGTCGTCGACGCTGATCTCGCTCACCCTGCGGATTTCCCGCTTGATCGCGGACCGCACCGGATCCGAGTTGAGCAGGATCGCGGCGAGCATGTAGCGGCTGGTCGCATCCTTCCGGTCCCGGAACTCGCTCAGAGCGTTCTTGCCGAATCCCTCCCGCGTGAGCAGGAACAGCTTCTCGACGTCGGCCTCGTTCTTCGGGTTCATCGCCTGCAGGCTGAAACACGTGATCTCCTGCTTGTCGATGGGCTTCTTGAACACGACGTGGTAGAGACGCCACTCGATCGCATTGGTGAGCACGACCCACTCGCAACCCTGGTTGGCCGCGTAGTCGATCGCCTGCTTGACGTGCGCTTCCTTGAGTTCCACCCCGATGGCCTTCACCTCGATCAGCAATACGAGACGGTTGTCGATCTTCACCGCCAGATCGCAGAACGTGCCCCGGATGTTGTGCTCGCTGGTGAGTTCAGCGTACTTGTCGAACCCGAACACCTCGCTCAGGATGTCCTTCGCGACCGTGACGGTGTCGGCCTCTGAAACGTCGCGGGCCTTCTGGTTCTGCACGATGGCCTGGTAGGCCTTGAGCGTCTGGACGAAGCGGTCGGCGACTCGTTTGGGGATGTTCATGGGGCCGAAGGTATCAGGCGGGTGGTCCCGGTGCAACCTTGGTCACGACCCCCTGCCCGCCTCCTGCGCTTCCCGGCCGGCGTGGTACTCGAGCAGCACCTCCTGCTGGGCCCGCGTGAGGCTGTCGATCCAGGTCACGGGGTCCTGGCCGAACCGCTCCGCGATCCGGAGCCACGTGAAGGCCTCGGAGACGCAGTATCGCTGGGGGAGCGGATCGGCGTCCAGCACGCCCGGTCCGGCCGGCGTGATCATTTTCCCCGTTCGGCCCCGCCTCGGTTGGTCGCGATGCTCTGCACGACCGCGTAGAGCCGGTCGACCTCGGCCGTCGCGAGCTCGCGGTCCGCCTCGGGCCAGATCGCCTGGGCCCAGGCTTTGATCGCCGCGGCGTCGCCGCCGCGGGGGTATTCGATCGAGCCCGCCGTGGCGGTCACGCGGAGCGAGGCCAGGACCTCGAGCGCGGCCCGGCGGTAGATCCACAGCTCCATCTCGTTGAGATAGGCCGGGTCGTTCTCGTCGGTCATCCACTCGCCGGGCTTGTTCGCCGCCGGCTTCATCGGGGCCGCGGGCCGCTTGAACGCGTCCTTGAGCGCCCGCTCCTCCGCGCCCGAGAGGGCGTGGAGCGTGACCTCGCGGCCGCGGAGCTGGTCCTTCACGAAGCCGATCGGCTCGGCCACATAGTCTGCGAAACTGAACATCCTGCACTCCTCAAGATCTTGGTCGATCAAAGTCGCCCTCGGGCTCAATAGGTCGCGACCGCGGGGCCGGTCTTGGCCTCGAGCACGAACGTCATGGTGTCGAGCGCACCCTGCCCACCCGCCTGGTACTGCGGTGCCTCGGCGAGCCAGGCGTTGGTCCACGTGAGACTCTCGCCCGTCGCGGCACCGCGGTTGTCCGGGATCTGGATCTTGATGGTGTCGAAGAGGTTCGGCGAGCCGCCCGAGGCCGCGGCCATCAGGACCGAGTAGAGCTCTGAGCCCGCGAACTTCCCGGTGTAGACCTGGAAGCGGATCTCGCTCACCTCGGCATCGCCCTCCTTGGGCGTCTGCTGCACGCCTCGGTCGCTGAACTTGATCGGCGGCGAGAACGCCGCCTTGAACGTCACCGAGCCCGCGACGATGAGCTGAACCTCCTTGTCGCCCGACTCCGTGATGGTCAGGATGCCGCCGGATTCGAACCGGCGCGTGTTGGTGTTGATGGCCGTCATTGGGGGGGACTCCGAAAAGGTGCCTGGGTGGAAGGGGGTCAGTCGCCGGCGTCGACGCTGTACAGCACTCGCGTCTCGCCGGACCAGCGGGTCACGAGCCCGGTGCACGTGATGGTCGCGACGACGATCGCGGTGTCGTCGACGGGCAGTTCGCCCATGTCGACGACCGGTCGGTTGAGATCGATCTGGTGATCACCGTCCACGACGGTGTACTCATCGAGCGCGTGCGTCACTTCCGCGATCGCGGATCCGATCGAGAAGGTCGAGCCGCCCTCGGGGGCGACGACGTGGATCAGGATCTGGACCCGGATGTCAAGGTCGGCCATGTCGGGCTCGGCCGCTCCGCTCACCCTCGGCCGCCGCGTGAGGCCCAGCCGGCTCACCTTCGCGACCGGGTTCTGGCCCTCGAGCCGCTGCTCCTCGCCGATGTGCGAGAGACTCGCGAGCGAGACGCCGGCGGCGAGCCGCTGCGCGATGAGACGCTGCACGACCGCATCGTCGATCCGGACTGCCATCGGGGACTCCATTCCGTCAGTTGATCGCCACCCGCCGCTGGGTCACGAGCTCGTACATCGCGCGGTCGAGGCTCATCTCGCACCGGACCACGGGTCGATCGACGCCGCCGTCCTGGACCAGGTCGTTGCTGTCGGGCCGGCCCGCCAGGTCGGTCACGACCACGCGGTACGTGATCTCCTCGATGCGGTGCTTGCCGTCGCCGGCCGGGTACTCGCGGGTGCGGCTCCGGTCGGCGGTCACGGTCTCGCTCGACTGGACCGTCGAGGCCCGCACGCCCGTCGCGGCGTTGAACGCCCCGGTGGAGCGGCGCACGACCGTCACCTCCACGCCGAAGGTGTCGCGGACATCCTCGGCCAGGTCCTGCATGTCCTGGTCCCAGCTCATCAGGTGTACTTCTCGACGAGTGCGTTGAGCTTCGTGATCGCGCCACGCTCGACCTCGATGACCAGGTCGGAGAAGTTGAACGTGTCGACCATGACGATCTCGGCCGGCGTGTTGTCCGCCGGGCTGTAGGTCACGACCTCCTGGTCGAAGACCGTCTCGAGGTGGGTCAGGTAGGCCGACTTGGTCGGCACGATCGTGTCGGCCATGCGGTCCGCGGTCGTGATCAGCCCGGTCGAGACGCCCGTCATGGTGCTGAGTTGGCCCGTCCCGTTCATGAGGAGCCGCAAACCCATGTCGAGCCCCTGGTTGCTGGGCCCGTTGGAGTCCTGCAGCATCGTGCCCCTCGCGCCCCAGATCTTCCAGTTGAACGACGCATCGTCCGCGCCCTGGCCGAAGAACTGCAGCGTGACGCCGCGGTGCCGGGGTCCGCGCGTGCTGCCGAGCTTGATCGGGAAGTAGTCGTTGAGCGCGCTCCGCAGGACCCGGCCCTGCGTGAGTGCGAAGGCCGACTGGGTCAGGCCCGTGGGCGAGAGAAGAGATGGACCAGAACAGACGATCATGCCGCTTGCCTCCCCCGGCCCCGCAGGGACGAGCGTGTTGAGCCTTGACGATTCCTCGAGCGTCGCCCCGAGGAGAGGATCTCCTCGATGACCCGCTCCCAGATGACCTCGTATCCCTTGCCCGTCGCCACCGGTCCCATGTGGTCCTCGTCCGTGCCGCTGCTCAGGAACCATGAGCCGCCGCCGTCGCCCGCGACGAACTCGGCCTTGGTCATCAGCACCGAGGGGTCGAACGCCGCGATGTACTCCGGGTACGCCTGAGCGAGCTCTGTGCAGGCAGCTCCGTACTGCACCATCTGCAGTTCCTTGGCCCACTGGTCATCCGCGGCCGAGTCCGCAACCTTGTGCGACCGGCTGATCAGGAACGAGACGCCGTCGAAGTTCCCGTAGATGGCCTCGTAGGTATCGCGGATCATGTCGACGATGCCGATCATGTTGGCCCGGAAGCCCGCCTTGGTCGAGCTCATGTCAGACCCGTTGGCCGAGAGGTCCGAGGTGCCGTTGACGTCGTTGAGCCCGGACTGGATGATGAAGACCAGCCTGGGTGTGGTCACGCCGGCGTCGAGCTGCGGGCGACGGAGCATGTCAAACCAGTGGGTCCAGGTCTCGAGCGACCAATTCGAGAGGCCGGTGTACTGGTGGCCCAGGTGCTTGCCGCCCATGAAGCCCTGCGTGGTGTAGGCCCAGCCGGCCGAGACGTCGCGGTTCACCGCCCGCTGGAGGCCGAGGCAGATGTTCGGCGTGATCGCGGTCGTGCGCCGGACCTCGAGCCTCATGTGCTGGGCGGCGGTGCAGAACCCGTTCGGGGCATCGAACTGGTTGAACACAACCGCCGGCGTGCCCGCACAGTTGATCGCCGATGCGTACTCGCTCATCGCCGCCGTCGTGCCGTTGCGGATCGTGGGCTTGTAGCTGCCGAAGCCCGCACCGTTGATGTGCGTCCAGATGAACCGCCAGCGGGCCGAAGTTCCGCCCGGGATGCTGGGCGAGACCGTCGTGCCCTCCAGGGTGAGGCCGGCCTCGGTCGCTCCGGGATCGGAGGTGATGTAGGAGTAGCGGTGCCGCGTGTGGCGGTTCGCATCGGTGCCGGTCCAGTCGGCATCGTTCCAGAACGCGTACTGCGCTGCGGGTGCGCCGCTCGGCACCGAGGCGCCGGCCATGCCGAAGAGCGTGCCGCGGCGGTAGCCGAACCCGATGTTCGAGCCGCTCTCGTTGTTCTCGCTGATCGAGATCACACCCGTGGCGTGCATGCTGAACCGGCTCGCCATGGCCTTCTGGAAGCCGTGGTCGTGGCCCGTGCCGTCCTTGACCTGGTTCGAATCGCCGATGCCGGCGAAGTCGATCAGGCCCGTCTGGGCCGCGAGGATCAGCCCTCGGAGCAGGGATTTGTTGGTCGCGAACGCCATGGCTAGTTCCGCACCCCCACCGCGCCCTCGATGCGGCCGAGGCGGTTGCCGATGTCCTTGAGCCCGTGCTCCATCGAGACCCGGTCGGCCCGCATCTCGGTCTTGATCTCCCGGATCGCGTCGTTGAGCTTGCTCTCGAGCTCGATCCGCTCGGCCCGCACGGCCTGGAGGTCTCGCTGGAGCACGTCGATCCGCTCGCCGTGGATGCTGTGGCTGACCGCGTAGGTGATCAGCGGAGCGCCCAGGATGGCGATGATCGATACCACGATCTGCAGCGTGTTGAGCTGCCGCTCTTGTTTGGCCGTGACGGTCATGGAACTCGGGTCTCCGGTGGGGTGCGGGCGGTTCAGGCCACGGCCGGGCGTGCGGTCGCGCGGTTCTGCAGCGAGGTCACGAGTGCTTTTCCTTCGTCGCCTTGCCACCGCTCAACCTCGTGCTTGTGCTTCTTCATCGCCTCGGCCACGCCTGGCTCGAGGGTCTTGAGGATGTCGATCGAGTCCACCACGCCCTCCGCGGCCGCACGGGTCTGGACCAGCTCGGTCCGGAGCCCCTGGGCCCGCTGGCGGTTCGACAACCCCCACATGCCGAGCAGCGCGTTCGCCGCCAGGCTGATGAGCCCGATGCCGGGAACGCCCGCGGCCTGACCGGCCTCGACGCCGGCACCGACGAGCTGCTTGCCGAGGTTCACCACCGCGGACCGGCGGGCGTCGCGGTCATCGACCCGCCCCACCGCTCGCTCGACCGACTGGGCCATGCGGGCCCGCTCGGCCTCCATCCGCCGCGTGATCGCCGCCTGGTTGACCTCCTGGGCCCGGGCGAGCTCGGCCACGCGGGCCGTGGCGGTGCGTGCTGCGGCGTCGACCTGGGCCGCGAGTTGATCGAGCGAGAGCGCCTGCTCCGCACTCGCGATCTCGTACTGGGTGACCAGGTCGGCGACCTGCTCCTTCGCCCGGCCCTCGACCAGCGCGACCGCCTGGTCGAAGAGCCGCTTGCGCTTGTCGGCCTGGACCGCCTCGGTCCGGGTGCGGGCCTCGAACGCCAGCCGGGCCTCCTCGGCCTCCCGCTGGGCGGCTTCACGCTCCGCGGCGAACTGGCGGTCGAGCCGCTCGCGTTCGTCCTGCAGCGTCTGGTCCTGGAACGCCTGCCAGGCCTGGAACTCGTCGACCAACTCCTCCCGCGTGAGCGGAGCCTTGGAGATCGGGCTCGGCTCGGTCGAGGGCTCGAACAGACTGCATCCGGGCATGAACCCGATCGCGATCAACCCGACCGCGGTGAGCGGGAGGACGAGGCGCAGAACAGAGCCGACGCTGAGCGACTTGAACATGAGGCACTCCAGGTTGGGCGGCAAACAGAAACCCGCAGCCGTCCACGACGGATCGGCCGCGAGCGCGTGGTACGGGTCCGGAGACCCGATTCGGACGAAAGGCGATCAGGAGCGGCAGTTGCCGAACAGGAAGATGCAGGCCTGCTGGATGATCTTCTCCTGCACGACCTGGCGGACGCGGATGACGTCCGACCGCGTCGGGTCCTCGCGGTACTCCTCGACGGTCTTGATCCCACCGTCGGCGTCGTAGCTCATCGTGCGGAGACCGCACGGTTGGGCGATGTCGGGCCCGGAGGGCGTGACCAGCAGTGCGGCGTACTCGTTGCTCCAGCCTTCGCTCAGCACCGCGGCCTGGCCCTTCGCGGCCGAGTTGTAGACCGCATCGCCGACCACGAGCTGCTTCACCCCGAGCACGCCCGCGAGGTCGCGGTTCGCCGCCGCGTTCTCGGGCTCCGGGATGTTGATCGAGATCGCGTGGCTGAACGAGTTCCGCACCTGGTCGCACTGCCAGAGGTCACGCCAGCCGTTCCACGAGACCTGCAGCGTGTCGGCCGTGAGGCCCGACCGGGCCCGGATGCCCGCCAGGCCGGCCTGGATGTTGTCGATCGGCGTGGCCGAACTGTTGTTGTCCCACTCGACCGCAAGCGAGAGACCGGTGTTGCCCGAAAGCGGGAAGGTGGTCTCATTGTGGAGGAGCGAGACGAGGCGCCGCTCGCGCATCACGTTCAGGATCGTGTCGCCCCGCATGGCCAGGACGGTCTCGTAGTCGAAGTAGTCCTGGTAACGCTTCGCCTCGCCGTCGTCCTTGACCTCCTCGTGGCCGTACTCCTTGCAGCGGTACGTCTGATCCTCGAGGTCCCACTCGGTGCGGTTGTAGCCCGCCTTGGGTGCACGCTCGATCGAGGGCGGCATGGTCAGGAAGGCCTCAACCGGGATGACGCCGAACACCCCGACCTTGTCCGGCACGGGCGTGACCGGTGCGAGGATGTCGGCGATGTAGCGCTGCTTCCCGGGGTGCTCCATCAGCGACCCCTTGAGGTCGCCGCGGGGGATGGTGGTTCCAGTCGTCTTGTTCGGCATGGCTTGCTGTCCTGTGCAAGGGGTGGGGAGTACTCACGCGCTGAATGGGCCACGGCCCGCGGGCGCTTCTGGACGCTCGCGGGCCGGGCCCGGTGGGGAGAAAAGAGCCCGTTGGGGCCGTGGGAGTTCAGGCCTTAGGCCGCGGTTCGGACCCGCTCGACGCTCAAGATGTCGAGCCGGCACGAGTTGCCCGCGTTGGCCACCGACCACGTCGCCGTGACGGTGATCGCCACCGCGGCGGTGGTGTCGAGGGTCGAACTCGCGAGGAAGCGAGGCCGGCACGTCGCGGTGCCGGCGGCTCCGATCACCGGAGCCTGGCCGTGGGCCACGATCGTGCCCGAGGCCCCGATGGTCCGAACGACAACGTCCATCTCGCCCTCGAAGATGTCGGAGTTCGCGACGTCGACGGCCGCGAGGGCCAGGACGGTCACGGACCCGACCTTGAGGTTGATCGCCAGGGTGTCGGTCGAGTTCGTCGCGGTCGCGATGCCCTGGAACTTGATCCGCAGGACATCGCCGGCCTTGAGCGTGTTGGCCGGCAGCGAGGCCGAGACGTCGAAGGCCGTCTCGGTCGTGGTGTTGGTCACGGCCGAGCTCGCCGCGGTGTTGACGTAGATGAGTCCGTAGGTCTGGCCCGCGGCGGTCACGATCGCTTCGATGATGTCGCCCGAGGCGGTCGAGGCCTGCAGGGCCCGCAGGATGCTCGGTCCGGTCGCGATGTCGTCGACCTTGCCCGAGGCCTGCGAGTACAGGATCGCGCCGGCCGAGAAGGTGCCCGAGGCCATGACCTCGAACGTGCCGCCGGCGTTGAAGAGCGCGACCGCGACTTCCTCACCGGAGGCACAGTCGCGGACCACGACGCCGTCCGGGGTCTGGCCCGGCCCGGTCGCATCGACCGAGCGGGCTCCGCTGATGGTCACCATCTGGCCGAGCACCAGCGCGGCCAGGGCGGTGAAGGTCTGGGTTCGATTCACGTTGTACATGAGGCTGTCTCCAAACTGGGGTGGGGCGTGAGTACAGCAGCCGCCGATCCGCGATCGCGGCTCTGCTCACGCTGGGTTGGTCGTGGGGTTCAGGCGATCGCGGGGCAGCCGGCTTCGAGCCAGGCTCGGTGCTGCTCCGGGTGGAGCTTCGCCGCCCGGGCCATCGCGACGTTGAGGTGGCACTTGTCGTTCGCCACGATGTCCTTGACCGACTGGGCGAACGAGCCCGCTCGGGCCGGGGCCGGGGAGTGCTTGATGGGCTCGACGCCGCGGCCGGCGAACCGGGGCTGGTCCGCCTGGGCGTCGCCGAGCTGCTTCTTGAGGTCCTCGACCTCGGCGGTGAGCTGCTTGGTCCGCTCGGCCTGCGCCTGGGCGAGCGTGAGGTTGCGGTCCAGGCAGTCGGCCCAGAAGGCCTTCTCGCCCGGGAACGCGGCCTTGAGCTGCGGAAGCGTGGCCGCCGCGGCGGTCTCGTCCTGTTCCTTCTCCGGAGCGGGCGCGGCGGGCGGATCCTCGGGCTTCTCCTCCTCGGATTCGGCCTTGACCTTCGCCCGGACCTCCTCCTCGTGCTCCTGCATCGCGTCCGGGTACTTTTCCTTGAGTTCACTGAGCTTCATCGCTTGGGCTCCTTCGGGCAGTTTCGCGGCGATCTGGATGCCGGGCCGGGCCGCCGCGGCACCCGCTCCGATTCGATTGCTCGAGAGTCCGAACCGCTCGTGCATTTCGGCCGCGAGATCACCCGCGAGCCGCACGCCGTTGATCAATCCCATCTGCTGCGCCTCAGCGCCGACCCACACCAGCCCCTCGGCCATCGAGAGCACGCGGGCCTGGTCGAGGCCTCGACCGCGGGCGACGTCGGACACGAAGACCTGCCGAAGCGCGACCGCCACGGCGGTCATCTCGTCCAGGTCCTCCTGCTCGACCTTGATCCCGTCCGCACCGCCGCCCTTGCGTTCGCCGGCCCGAACGAGGTATCGCTTCACGCCCTGCTTGGCGTAGGCCTCGCTCGTGTCCTCCACGACGTTGTACACGCCGATCGATCCCACCATGGCGATCGGGGTCGCGTAGATCTCCCGGGCCTGGCTCGAGATCCAATAGGCCGCGGAGGCCATGCAGTCGTTCGCGATCGCGATCACGGGCTTCTGTTCGTTCACGGCCCGCACGCGAGCGACGACGTCACTCAGCCCCGCCACCGCACCGCCCGGGCTGTCGACGTGGAGCAGGATCGAACGGGCCGCCATGCTGGCCGCGGCCTCGTCGAGACGCCGGCAGAGCGTCGCACAGTCGATGCCGCGCGGCTGGCTCATGCCGTTGACCATCGAGGCGTGCGGCGCGATCACGCCGCAGACGGGAATGACCGCAACCGAACCGAGCATGTAGGGCTCGTCCTCGGACGGCCCGGCGTCATCGTGCATCGCCCGGAAGGCCTTCGTGCGCTCATCCCGAGCCGCGACGATCTGGGCGATCTCCTCCCGGGCGAGCTTCTGGCCCGCGACGTGGCGGTCCAGGACCTCGCAGAACGATCGCAGCACCGCGGGCTCCATCGCCCAGGTCTGCTGCTGGATGTAGCGGAGAAGTGCATTCATGAGTTTGCGTCCGCGTCCTCGGGTTCGGGGTTGGATCCGGGCTCGGGCTCGGGCTTGCGTTCGGGTTCGGGAGGCACGCTTCCGGGCGTCACCGTGGGGGCGATGCCCCGCGCACGCTGCTCGGCCATCTCGACCGCACGAGCCGCGACGATGTCGGCGCCTCGGCCCGTGCCCAGCGCCCGCGTGGCCTGGTCGTGGGTCATGAGGTTCTTCTCGACCGCCACGCCGAAGCCGTCCACCTCGCTCTTGAAGTCGAACACCGGAGCGCTTGGGAACACGATCTCGCACCGCTCGAGCTCGTCGTTCGCCGGCAGCAGCCCCTGGTCGATCCACTGCTCGAGCTTGCGGCGGCGGACCTCGGCGACGAAGTCGGTCGCGAGGACCATCTGCGGTGTGTGGAGGCCGCGGAACGCGATCGCGCACTGGGCCTTGAGGTTGCTCCAGCTGAGGCTCTTGGTGTCGTAGTACACGATCGAGATCGGCAGCCCGATGTCCGAGCCCACGAGCTGCAGCTGGCCGAGCACGTACTCGCTGAACGTCGTGGTCGGGAACTCGGGCTTGACCTGCACGGCCTTCTCGCCCGGCCGCCCGAACATGACCTCGCCGGCGTGGAGCTCGACCTCCCGCGGGCTGTTGCTGTTCTCCCTCGAGGGCTGGTCCGAGCCGGCCTCGAACATGCTCTGCAGCTCGCCGGGCCGCTCGCTCTCGATCCAGAGACCAAAGAGCGTCGCGATCTCGGCCGCGACGCCGGTCTTCTCGATGTAGTTGTCGATCTGCTCGATCCGGTCCACCGCGGCCGCGAGGGCGGGTTCGCCCCGCACGAGCCCGATGTCGTCATCCATGGGGTTGGGCATCAGGATCGCGTCCGCGGCATCGACCTGCGTGGTCTCGAACTCGGTCGAGCCGTAGCGGGTCCACTGCGCGACGTGGTACTTGAGCGGCCGGCCCAGCTGGTCGATCACCACGCCGGACTGCAGCTCGCGGTCATCTTGCTTGCCCTGCGGGTTCTTGATCCGCTCCGACTCGATCAGCTGGATCTGGCCCGTGTTGGTGAAGACCACGAGCGAGTCACCGTCGGTGAGCCACGCGCCCGCGATCACGCGGCACATCTGCCACAGGTTGAGCCGGTTCCGCACATCAGGATGGCCCAGCGCCATCCGCATCCGGCCCTCGGCCCAGCCGCTGAAGAGTCGATCCGCTTCCGTGTTCCACGCCTGGTTCGACGTCGTGCTGGTCACCACAGCGCCATCGCCGGCCACCATGTCCTTGAATCGCTTGATCAGGGCCCGCGCGACGGAGTTGTTCCGCTTGAGGTCGCGGCAGTCACGCCGGAGCGCATCCTGCGTGATGGCGTCGAGGTGGTACTGGGCCGATCCGCCGCGGGCGCGGGCGCTTTTGCGGATGCGGCTCCGCGTGGCGTTGTCGTAGTTGCCATAGGCCATGTGGCCCGCGCGGGCCCGGTTGATCGCCCGCTTGGTCAGCTTCGCCCGAGCGATGCGGACCTCGGCCTCGAGGCGATCGGCCTGGGCGGCCGAGGCCTGGGCGGTGCGCTGCAGCTCCGTCAGCTCGGGTTGTGGCTTGCGTGCGGTCATGGGTTCAGCCGGGTCGGTAGAGTGAACGGCCGCCGGCGCTCCGGGCCTGCGGTCCGTTCTCGAGCTCGGTCAGTCGCGAGCGGAGTTGCGTGAGGTAGTTGACCAGGTCGGCGGTGTGCTTCGACTTCCCGTCGCTCGACACCGCCGGGCCGATCGCGGACTGCACCTCGCCGATGTGCTGACGCAGCATCGTGAGCCGCGCCGAGGCGGATGACTCGGCCTCGAATGCGCTGTAGAGCCAGGCCGCCACGGGTCACTGCCCCGCCGCGGCACGGCGACGCTGAGCCTGGTTGAGCCGGGTTCGGAGCAGCGAGACCTTCTGGTCCAGTTCACGCGAGACCTGCTTGCGCTCCTCGACCGCGACCTGGTACTCGTCCGCGATCCGCTCGACCTCCTTGGCCCAGTCGACCGGCGCTTCCGACACGACGGCCAGCGGTGCGGCCGGCTCGGTGCCGGGCTCGTCGGCGGGCGCATCGGACGGGGCCGGGGCCGGCGGCTCGGGCTCGGGCTCGTTCGCCTTGGGCTCCTCGGCCTTGGGCTCTTCGGCCTTCGGCTGCTCGGCTTCAGGCTCGGTCGAGTCCGCGATGTTCGGGATGTCGTCCACCGCGGGCTCTGTGCCGGGTTCGTCGGCGGGCGCATCGCCTGAGGGGTTCGGCGCATCGCCTGAGGGGTTCAGCGTCTCGGCTGGGTTCGCGGACGGGTTCTCACTCGTGCCATCGTCGGCCTCCTTCTTCTCGGGTTGACGCGGTTTGCGGCTCATTAGAAGTCCTCGTGGGGCCGGTCTCGAAAGATCTGCCCCTCTGGACATGCCCACGACTGTCCCAGATTCTGGGACACCCCCTATCGCGATCGGTGCCTAAGCCCTGATTCCTTGGCTCTTTGCAGCATTGGTGACGATCTCGATTTTTCTTCCGCGGCGGGCTCCTGGGCCGCCACGGGTGCGTTCGCGGCGGCCGCGGGCGCCTCTGGTGCGACCAGGGCGCGGATGCCCAGCGCGTGGGCCCCGACTTCGAGGTAGTGCGCACAGTCGAAGTAGTGATTCTCCGAGCGGCCCGGTCGGATAACCCACTGGTACTCCGTGCGATCGCCACGCCGGCTCGAGACGCACTGCTCCGCGGTCAGCTGCCTGAGGTACTCGTCCGTGACGTCGATCGGGAAGTGCCACTGCCCCAGGTCCGACACCGCATCGCCGCCCGTGACCAGTTCGGCCTCGGCGTCGCGTGCATCGGGCTCCTCGCGCGTGACGCGGAGCCGCCGGAGCGTCTCGGACTTCCAGGTGTGGCTGTCGAGTCGGAGCAGGCGAACGCCGCCCGGGATCGGCTTGGTCGAGCCCGGGTAGAGATCGATCCGCCGCCATCGATAGGGCTGGTCCATCTGCGTGCGACCCGAGCCCACGCCCTTGACCGCGAAGCAGTGCCCCTTCGTGTGCCGCGTGCGGCAGTAGTCGTACACCTCGGTCGTGCGATCGCCCGAGTCGATGAACCTGGCGAAGATCCGGAGCTTGCGGCCGTCTGCCCTGGTCCACTCTCGGCGATAGAGCAGATCATCGAGCGAGCCGAGCCCGAGGTGCTCCGGCGCGGGCACGCGTTCGTGCCAGAGCAGCCAGCGGTCACGGCCGCGTTCGCCGAATCCCCGGACCTCGACGTACGCCACGCCGCTCGCCTGGATGTCCACGCCCGCCATGATGGCCAGCACACCCGCGGGCACCTGGCCCAGGCGATAGCCGCCCTGCTCGACCGTCTGGATCGTGGCGCGGAGATCCGAGACCTCGACGCGGTCACCGCTGGGGCGGTAGGCCTCGCCCAACTGGTCGGCCAGGAAGTCGGGATCGATGCGGCCCCGCCGTGCGACGTACTCCCGCGCGGCCTCGCCGTAGGGGTTGTGCCGCAGGCCGGAATCGAGCCCGCTGATGTGGTACCCGCGGGCCGACGTCGCGGGCGCCTCGCCCACAACGGTGCCGGCGAGATACTCGTGCGATCCGTCGGGACCGTCGAGCCGCCGAGCCGGCGAGACGCCCTGGCCCCGCGCGGCCCAGCGGCCGAGCCGGAGCTGCAGCCGATGGTGCTCCGGTCCGCATCGACCGCGACAGTGCGGACACTCGAGCCAGGCGGTACGCTCGGCCTGCTCGGGCTCGCACGCGACGTCGCGCGACGCATCGGAGATCACGCCATCGCGGTCAAGGCCTCGCCACCGCACCATCGCGAATGTGCGGACGTGGTACTCGAGGCAGTGCGGGCACGGGACGTGCCAGCGCCGCTGGTCGCTGATCGTGTATTGCCCGTCGATGCCCTGGCCGGCCAGGCCGGGCTTGCCCACCATGACCGTCTTGGCGTCGAGGAACGTCTTGCCACGCTGCTTCGCCAGGTGGGCCGTCCTGGGCGGGCAGCGGTCGAGCTCGTCGACGATCACGATCGGGGCCGGGAAGGTCTCGAGCTTGTGCTCGGAGAACGACCCGCGGAACAGGATCGTCATCGTGTCGAGCTTGATCGACTTGCTCTTCACGTCGTACTTCCGGCCCGACATGTGAGCCTTGATCTTGGGCGTGGCCTCCATGGTGGGGACGAAGCGGAGCTCGTTCTGGTCGCTGGCACTGTCGGCGTCGGGATAGACGAACATGCAGAGCCCGGGCCGCTGGTCCACAGCCCAGAAGAGCATGTTGTACACCGCCTCGGTGCCGCCGGTCTGCGACCCCTTCTTGATCGCGATCGTCCGCACCGCCGGATCGGCGAACGCGTCCATGACCTCAACCAGATAGGGCGTGATCGAGTTGTCCCACGGGCCCGGCCGATCGGCCAGCGTCACGACCCGGTGACGGCCCGCCCACTCGCTCACGCCGAGCTGCTCGCGCGGTCCGAAGAGCGAATGGAGCACGCTGTGCATCACCGCGCCCGCACGGCCGACCGCGCGTCGTGCCGGGGCCGCAGCGCTCAAGCCCCACCGCCCGACCGGCGCACCACCGCCTCGAGCGCCCTGGTGATCATCGAGCCCACCAGACTGGCGAGCTGCTGCTGGCGTGCCGGCGAGAGGCCGAGCTCCGCGACGGCCGTCGCGGCCGCCTTGGGCCCGATGCCCGAGAGCTCGATGCGGAACGCCGCGAGCGTTTCGACCCAGACGGACCGCACCTCCTCGGCCTCGACCAGCTTGCCCATCTGGACCTCGAGCTCGACCGAGTGCTGCGTGGCCCGCAGCGCCTGCTGCACGATGGAGAGCTCGTGGAGCGTCAGCCGCCCCTGCTGGGCCAGCCGCATGATCGCCGAAGCGTCGGTCGGGAGCGGTCCGGTCTTGCGGTCCTGGCGGGCGGGCTCGCGCTCGGGCTTGGCCGCGTCGGGCTCGCTCGATCGAGGCCGGC